TCCACAGGGTATTAAATGAAAGTTGTTCTCATAATAAGATACCAACATATCTCTGCGTTCTTTGTCGCGAATGTCCTCACCCTTTAGGTTTGGATTTAAATCTAGGCCCATTACTGTTCTACTGTTCCGTATATACTTTCCCAGTCAAGTGCATGCCCGGTAAGTTTAATAAGTTTCTTGGCTTGATTGATTGAGGGTTGTCTGCTTCCATACCTCCACGATCTAATCGTATCAATGGAAACACCCAGCTCTTTTGCCAGGCTCTCTTCTCCTCGTTTTACTATGTAGTCTTTTAGTTTCACGTTCTCTCCTTTTAATAAGAGACGCGACCTGATTAAATTAAGGAGGACTACTGTTCTTGGGGGTGAACAAAAGACCATCAAGTCGCGTCATGAATTAATGATAATTGAATACATACATAAAGTACAGATATTTCTTGACAATGTTTTATTTATCATTAAGATTAAGGTATTGAAGTTTGGAGAAACTAATGACTGAAAAAGATATAACAGAATTTTGCCTTGAAGCTTTGCTAAAGGCTAAGAAAAAGAACCTAACCATGCAGGCTGAATTAAAAGCAGAAAGCTCAAGGTTAGACATTGAAATTGCATCTCGTCCTGAGATACAAGAACACATTAAAGTATTATCAAACACAGGGGGTTCTACGAGAGTTCCTCTTAAAAATTTAATTCCATTTGATCTTAGGGTTCAATACAAAGTAACCAAGACTTGGGATCAAGGGCATTTAGCTAAGTGTGTTGCCGATGGATACAAGATACCTTTTAAGGTTCAGTATGCTGAAGACATCAAAGCTGTTAAGCAATGCATGGAAGATAACCCAGACCTTTGGGACTTTGTCCAGGAAGGTTTACAAACCAAGATTAATGAGAGGCCTTATGTCCAATTCATTGATCCATTAAAAGGAGAAAACAAATGAGTAGATTGGGAGACTTTTTAATAGACGTTAAGTCTGATTCAGAATTTGTCATTAGCACTTGCAGTAGCTTTGAGCAGTTCTGTCAAAAAATGAAAGACATCAACGACATGTATTTACCAAGTGCATTGTCAGACATATGGGAAGAATATGTTGGTTCTATGGAAGGCAATGACGTTAACTTTCACGACAGGAGACCAAGATGAGTACAATCCCAAGACCAGCTGCAAGAAAAATATTAGACCAACTACATGAAGATGACCAATCTTTAATCTGGTATCTACTATTAGCTGCCTACGCAATCAAAACAGGAGATATACCTAAAGCACATAAAACCACACCGAGAGGTTATGAATTTTCTGCTTCTGATTTTGATATCGATCATTTGGAAAAGAAAAAAATTAGAAGTTTACTAAGGAGGATAGATAAATGAGCTTATTGGACACAGTAGAGACAGGAATCAAAGTGCCAGCACTTAAGATCAACATATCAGGAACCGATGGCATAGGTAAGTCTACCTTTGGTTCACAAGCACCCAAGCCTATCTTCATTAAGACTGAGGACGGAACTAACTTTATCGATGTTCCTTCCTTCCCTTTGTGTAAAAGCTACGATGACATCGTTAAGCAGATACAAACATTGCACGATGAAGACCATGACTATAGAACCCTGGTGTTTGATACAACTGATTGGGCTGAGAAGTTAGTGCAACAGAAGGTATGTCAAAATCATTCAATCAAATCAATTGAGGCCCTTGGCTTCGGTAAAGGTTATACAGAGTCAGCGGAGTTATATCGCAGACTTTTACAAATGTTTGATGGGTTACAAGAAAAAAAGATGCACGTCATCTTGCTTTCTCATGTAGCCATTAGAACTTTCAACGATCCAGAGCGTGAGCCCTACGATCGTTGGGAAATGAATCTACACAAGAAAGTATCAGCAATGATACGAGAATGGGTAGACTTCAACTTGTTTGCAAACTACGAGGTATCAACTCGTACAAGTGGGCAAGGTTTCAAGGAATCAACCAGAGCTGTGTCATATGGCAAGCGAAAGTTGTTTCACAAATACGCAGCAGCCTTTGATGCTAAATCTAGAGTCGACTTGGGAAACCTCCCATTAGACTTAGATTGGGATGCATTTATGACTGCTTTTAAAGAATCTTTAAAATCTAAATAGGAGAAAAACAATGTCTGATTTTGAAATTAACCTAACTGACGTAGACGATCTAGATACTAGTTCGATAGGTCCCATGCCAGCCGGCGATTATGAAATGGTTGCTAAAACCTGGGAGTCAAGAACTGCCAAAAGCAGTGGTCATAAAATGATCAACATAACTTTTGAAGTTGTTGGCCCTAAGTTTGCAGGCAGAAAAGTTTGGGAAAACTTTATGCTTGAAGGCAATGGCTTGAATGTATCCAAAGGCAAACTTCGTAACTGGAGAAAAGCCATGGGTATGGATCCCGATGTCGAAAACTTTGGCCTAGAGGCACTCGAAAGCATGATGAACATATGTTTTCATGCAACGCTTCGCATAGAAGAAGGCAACGACAAGGGAGACGGAACAAAGTGGGATGATAAAAATGTTATTGGTAAGTTCGCCGCAGGGACTGCCAGTGCAAAACCTTCATCCCCTTCGCCTGCTCCAGCAGAAAAGTCATCAGACGATGACGGGTTTGACTGGGACAAGTAGATGGATTTCATCAAGGAATTGCATAGCCAGGTCGACATATTAAAGAGAGATGGCGATTCTGTAGATGAAACAACCGAGAGAGTATCTAAAGCTTTGCTTGACCTGGGCTATGCCTTGGCTACTCCTCGCCTTATTAGAGATAACGTTAAGTATTATCTCAAAGAAGACAATTGGGAGAATTATAACCCAATTGATTATATTACATAAGCAATGCCGGGCAATTCATTGCCGGTTTATTAGCAACTTTGAAATCCAGTTGTTTGCTGTGAGGGTTTCACTTTTTTTGGAGAAAAAAATGTCAATAAATACCAGAGAGGCAAAGGCCTTGATTACCATGGTGGAATCTTTGCTAGATTCTTTAGATCAAACATTCGACAGCCTGCCGTTTGAAATAGATCAAAAAGTAAAAGATGCTAAACTAACCTTACTAAACGTGGATACAAAAGATGAAAAAGAAAGCAGATTTACTGTATTTTTTAGGAAGTATGGAGCATGAGCAATAAAACTTTAGAAGAAATTATATTTAGCAGTGCTATTTATAAAGATGCACAAGAAAATTTTCTGTTAACTGGATTACAAGGTGCAACTGAAACAATGTTAAAACGTCTTGGTGGTCAACTTTTTTATCCAAATACGGCTGCACCTGAAGAAAAAAGAGATGAAACAAATTTCAATAAAATATTTACTGAATTAGTTGCTCGTCAATTATTAGCTGATCTTAAAAAAGGTTTAACAACTAACAATTTAGATTCTATTGATATTGGTAAATTAACAAATGGAGAATAATAAATGAGCAAAGATAAAAAGTATTCTTTAGATAAAAAAACATCCGATACAGTCATGCAGGATTTATCCATGTGCATCGATGATTGGGACAGACAAGACTTAGATACTTTGACAGCAGTTATGACTGTTTTAAAATTTACCATAGACATGTCGTTTAACTTTACAGAAGATTCTTATGAGGCCATGGAGCTAATATCAACTGTAATAAACGAGAAGCTTGATATAAATTCAGTAGAAGATTTAGAGTTTCTTTTAAGATCGCCCAGAAGCACTGAAAAAAAAGTTGTCCATTGAAACTTCGATACTACCAAAGGGATGCAATAGACTCCCTGCATCATTGGTTTAAAACAAAACCAACCAACGAACATGCTTTACTTGCATTGCCCACAGCAGCTGGCAAGACGATTATCTTTTCTCACTTCATTAAAGAAGTATTAGCCAAAGATCCTAACGCCAGGTTTATTGTCCTAGCACATAGAAAAGAATTGGTTTCTCAAGCTGAGAGCAAACTAAAGATGGTATGGCCCGATGCGCCGGTAGGCGTTCTAGCAGCTGGGATGAAACGCTTTCAACACGATGCCCAAGTATTGGTTGCCAGCAGAGATACCCTGGCATCTCCCAAGAGACTTGCCAAGGTTGGTAAGTTTGATTACATGATCATTGATGAGGCACACAACGTGCCACCCACATCACACACCAGGTATCAAAAGATTATTACTGAGCTGTCTGCTCGTGGCGATATGAAAGTTATGGGTTGCACTGCTACGCCTTATCGCATGGGCCAAGGCTACATCTATGGAGATCGTAAGGATCATTTCTTTAAAGGCATTGCTTACTCTATATCTATTCCAGAGCTTATTAGAGATGGTTACTTGTCACGCTTATCAGCTTACGCTGTTAACGATAAAGCCATCATTGATGCAGGATCGGTTAGCTTAAAGTTTAAGAATGGAGACTTCCGGGAAAAAGAATTAGAGCAAGTAGCCATGGTAGATGAAACCATAGTCGAAGTTGTAAGTGACTGGCTTGACAATGCTTACACAAAAGGCAGGACAGCCACTGTATTCTTTTGCGTATCGGTATTGCATGCCCAGAAGATGACTCAGTATTTAATTCAATATGGAATCAAAGCTGCTGTAGTTACAGGGGAAACGCCCAACATAGAGAGAGACAAGATACTTGCTGACTTTGAGTCTGGAAAGATCCACGCCCTATGTAATGTGGGCGTTCTAACTGAAGGCTGGGACGCTCCAAGAACAGATTGCATAGCACTGCTTAGACCGACACAAAGCATTGGTTTGTATGTGCAGATGTGTGGGCGAGGCATGAGATTGCATGACGATAAGAGCAACTGTTTGTTATTAGATTATGGAGAGAACGTTGCGCGCCATGGCTGTTTAGACGAAGTTACTCCAGAAGAAAATGTACAAGGCAGATACCATCCTAAGATTTGTGCTGCCTGCAATGCCATTAACTCTCCTGCTGCTAAAGAATGCATTGAGTGTGGCCAGGTCTTTGAGTCCAAGCAAATTAAATCTTTGTGGACTAAGAAAGAAAGAGAGGTAGCCAAGCGAACCAAAGCTGAAAGACAGGCTGTTCTCTCTGATGAGAAAGCCAAAGCTAAACCAGTTATGAAACCCATAACAGACATCTATGCAGCTGTTGTTAAGTCTAAGAATGGCAGCGATTACTGCCAAGTAATATTTACAATCAAAGACGAGTTCTTTCCCAGAAAGATGCCATTGATGTTTGGCCACCCTACCGCACACAACATGGCAGTGCGTAAATGGAACAAGATTACTACTGAATGGGGCTCACCAAAGCAAGCTTGGATGGCTGCAGAGCTTATAAACAATGGGGCTTTTGATACAATATCTGAGATTGTTTTACAAAAACAAGGCAAGTATGAGAACGTTGTTGGTATTAAAACCAAGAAAAATGAGGAGATAGTTTTATGACCAAGATACACGAGTTACTTGATGAAGTTGAGTTACAAGAAAAGCAACACCAGAGATTCTATTTAGGGATCAGTGGCATTGGCAATCCTAACCAGCGATTGGTTTGGTTGCGGTATCGTTGGCTCATGCCTAACGATTGGGAGCCCAGAGTCTTGCGCTTGTTAGATCTTGGCAACGTGGTAGAGGATGACTTGATTAAGAAGCTAAGAAAGATACCTGGGGCTTCCATATATGACGTTGACAGCCATGGCAAACAGTTTGAGACTGAAGCATTGGGTGGGCACGTTAAGGGCCACATCGATGGCGTGGGTCGCAACTTTCCAGGCATGGACGCAGACAATCCATACCTTCTAGAATTCAAAACAGCCAACGACAGTAGGTTCAAGAACTTAAAAAAGCTGGGCAGTTATTGTGAATGGTCAGATGAATACGAGGCCCAGTTACATTTATACATGGGCTTGTTTAACTTTAAGCACGCTATAGCCATTGTTTATAATAAAAATAACTCAGACTTATATACCGAAGTAGTTGAGTATGATAAAATCCTGTTCGATTCTTTGATGGACAAAGCTAAAGACATTCTTACGAGAGAAGATCCACCAGAAAATTATATACCAGAGACTGATTACCGCATTCGTAGCTTCATGACTCCGAAGCAACAAGCATCTTATTTGGGGAGAGCACTGCCTGAAAACATCCATTGTCGCTCATGTCGATTTGCAAAGATTGATATGGACAAGGGAGACGCACATTGGCATTGCGATCAACACGATAAAAAGATTAGCAGTGATCGGCAGCTTAAAGGTTGTAGTCTTCATAACTATATCCCGGAGCTAATACCTGCGGTAATGATTGAGAAAGACAAAGACGTGGTGGTGTATGAGAAGGATGGTTTTAGATTTGTTAATGTTCCGGAGGCCAAGAGCTCAACAGACAATAACTTTTATTCCAGCAAAGAATTGATTCAAGTAGTAAACGCTGGGTTTCCTACAGAACTGTTAGAAAAATCTGACAACATTAAGAGACTATTAGATGGCACATTACTTCAAATCAAACCCTGGGTGGAAACCGGAGTTCCCTTCTAGCCTTTTGGTTTTTTTATTACGAGTATTTCTGTGCCTGGGTACAGTGCCTCTACTAATTTCTTCTTCAATCTAAACATAGGGGTTTCAATCCCCTTGGTGTCCTCTACTATCATAGCCCCTTCGCTGTTCTTGTATCTGAAGTCAGCCTTGTAAAGACAAACTTTTTTATCGTTGACCACACATGGGAAGGGTGGGTGTATCTCTATGTCAGAGATAAGGCCCATAGATTCTAATTCTTTTAAATGATTGTACCTGGCGCCTTCTAGCTTGCTGTCAAAAGTAATGCCGTCAATCGTAACTTTCTTTGCGTTGTATTTGTTGAACAAACTATTGTCCGGTTAATATTTTTCTTTCTTCTTCTTCTCTTAAAATTTGCGCTGCTCTTTGTTGGGCGTTAGGCTCTAATGGATTTAAAAATTGACCCTGTAAATCTTGTCGCATTCTTTGTTGTGCTAAAGGAAGTACAGATGGATTAATGTTGGTAGTTCCTCTCATTCTAGATGCTCTAATTAAATCTGGGCTTGCCTCAATTGGTTTAAATATTCCTCTCATAACTTGTTTGTAATTAGCAACCTTGGCTTCTTTAAGTTGTTGCTCAATAACTTGGTCAGACAAACCTAAAGCTCTTGCATCTTCTATGGCTGTGTACACATCTCTCAACACTCGGAATCTGCTTTCATTTTGATTAATGTAACCTTGCAAAATTCTTTGTGCACTTTGTGGATCATTGCTTCGAAGCAATCTATTAAATTGGTTGGTTGCATCTCTAATGGCATCATTAGCCTCAAAGCCTCGGTACCTTAAAGTTCTTTCTACTTGAGGTTTTATAACCTTAAGCCCAGTAAATGCTTGCACCATTGTTTCTGCTACATCTATCTCTCTGCCCATTCTATCTATAATTTTTTCATCTTCGCCTTTACCATTGGTGCTTCCAAACACAGCTCTTGGAAAATTCTTTAATGAACCTGTTGGCGGAGTAACTTCTGCTCCTAGTATTTGAGCTTTTTTAGCACCCATATCTGCTTGCAATCTATAAGGGCTAATTGTTGGCAATGCAGTATCTATAAAATGATATAAGCCTTTAACTGTTTTATCCCCAGTAGTGTCTGACACTCCCCATATTTTTTTACCAGTTGATGTTTGGCCTTGAAACGCTTCGTTTACTGCTTGAGCAGAAAAAGCTGGATCAACGAAAGGAGTCATAAACTCTCCAAGACCGCCTGCTAATGATTGGAAGAAAATTTCTTGGTTGCTTTCTTCGTTTCTATTGCCATTGGCTACTTCTTGAAAAACTCTTTCAACTGGTCTTTTTAAATAATCATATGGGTTCATGTAACTAAAATTAATAAACTGAGTTGGATTTCCATCTTTGTCTGAAGCTATTGGAATAAGACTCGCTGTTCTATCCCATGGCGCTGCAAAAGATCTTTTGTATGCGTCTATTTTTTCTTTCTCAACGCCAGTCAATGCTGATCCTAGCGACACCAAGCCTGCAGGAAGCATAGAGGTTGTAGCAACAGCCCCAGTTAATCTTCTCATGCCTATTTTTTGAATTGCTGTGTTCTCACTAGCCAACTCTGTTATACCCCTGGAAACAGCGTTAGCTGTGTTTCTAATAATTTCAGATGGAAAAGCAACAAAGTTACCAAGAGGAGAGTTTCTAATAACTGTAGAAACAAATGGAACAATTCTTTGATAATTTTGAATGGTATTACCTGCAACTTCTCCAGCTTCGCTTCTTACAAATCTTTCAAGGCCTTCTTCACCATATTTACTTATGATGTCTTGAGGTTTTATTTTTCCAGACCCGCCACCAGATTCAATAAGATCAGCAAATCTAGTCATGTTCTTAGGAGATTGAATTGGAACAAAAGCATTGGGTTCAGCTTTTAAAGCTTGAACTAATCTAGATTTTTCATTCAAGTATCCAAAGACCCTTCCTGCATCATCTGTCATTCCGTATGCTTTTTCAGCTAACCTAATACCGCTTTTGTCTACAGCATTTCCAACAAGCCTAGAAGCAGCGCCAAAATAGTTATCTGCGTTCATGCCTGATGCAAGTTTTGCTATCTCTTGAATCTCTCCAAGATTGGCCCCACCTTTTTGCATCATGCCTTCTTCTATTAACTCTTTTATGCTGTCGGCTTTTAAAATTCTTTTCTTGGGATCAAACAACCCAGCAAAACTAACTTCAACTGCATCCACAAACCTACCTGTGCTTCCAAGGTTTCCATTTAACATAGAAAAGAAAGGAATACTGGTAAAGTTTCTTACCTGTGCTCCACCTGATAAAACTGTTTTACCATATTGTGATGCAGCCTTAACAGATAGAAATGCTGTGTATGCTTTCCTCAAAGCATTAGTGTTTGCGAGCTCATCAGAAGTTGCGCCCATAATTGCATCATGTACATCTGCTCTAGCAAAACTACCTTCTAATGCTCCAGCTTCTTTATTAAACTGTTTAAAGTCAACTCTTTTGCCATTTGCATCAATTATGCTGTCTCCCAAAGAACCATCTTGTCTTGTAAATGCTGACTGAGGTTTTAGAAATTTTGTTACTCCTGTTTTAGCAGATCCAGCATCCAACATTTTTAAATTATTAAACATTTCTGTTTTTGCTGTTAGAGCAGACAATCTTTGGGCTGTAACACTTGCTGTAAGTTTTGTATTAGCTAAAGCAGTTTGCCAATTTGATTCTAAGTAACCTGCTGACTCACCCAACGCTCTTCTAACTTGAGGCAAGCTACTTAACTTTCTTCCTTTTAATATTGCTTGGTCCCTGTTTAGTCCTTCTAACAACATATCGTTAGTTTCAAAAGCAAAACTATTTTTGTTTTTAGGCCCAGGGTTTATTAAACCTTCAAACATTTCATTTGCTTCTCTTGGGTCTACACCATAAGTAGTTTCAATTTCTTTAAGAGCTTTGGCTTTGTATTCTGGATTAATTTTATAACCTTTATCAACAATAGCTTTATAAACTCTTGTGCCATACAGTCCAGCATTTTCTGCAATAGCATCTCTTAGCTCTGGAGGTACAAACAAATTCATAAAACCATCTGCCTTATCATCGCTGTATTCAAGAATTTGTTTTGAATAAGTGTCAAACGTATCTCTGTTTGATCTTAAAAGTTGAGATATTTTGTTGTTATCGCCAAATCCTAAAGACTTGTAATCAATGTATTGGTTTTCTAAAGTTTTAATGTTTTGTTCTGCAACATTTTGAATTTGATTTGCTTTGGCTATTTTTTCTGTTACTGATAAATTTGGAGATTGATAATCAACTCTTATTCTAGGAAACATAAAGTCTTCAATGTTTCTAGATAGTTTTAAAGCATTGGACTGGTTTAAAGTTCCATTGTTTACAGCTATGCCAGTTGTGTTTAATACTGTATCAAAAATAGCATCTACTGATTCTTGAGAAGATTTTATTTGAGCTGTCTTGGCAGCCATGGTTGATTTTACATAGGTATCTACTGTGTCTCCGCCATAAGTAAAGTTTCTTTTTAATGCATTGTAAATTCCTGTGTTGGAATCAAATGCAGACTTTTGCAATTCTCCGGGTCTTAAAGCTTGTTTACCTGCCATTAATCCTTTAGCCATAAAAGATCCAACAGGTGCTACAAAGTCTATTGCTGCGCCTCCTGTTTTTGCTACAGCTTTTCCTGCCAATGGTATGCCTAGAATAAATCCTGCTCCTTCAACAGCTACTTCTAATTTATCTTTTAATCTAGCTGATGCTGCGTCTGCTCCTCTAAGCCTAGACATTCTAAGTTCGTCTGATTCTGATTCATTGTCAAAGAATGTATCTTTTAAGGTTACGACATCATCTGTCGCAACAGCACCATCTACAAGTCCACCTGTAAGAGCTGCTTTTACTTTTCCCATCTTTCCCATTCTTCCTAACACGCCAGCAACTCCAAAGCCTGGGACTCCAAATTGGACTATGTATCTTGTAATCTCTCCAGCCGTAGTGTCTGCCTCGCCAATATCTATTTTTTCAAAGTGTTCTTTAACGTCAGCAGTTAAGTCGGTATCAGCAAATAAATCAATGCCCGAGCTAACAGTGGTAGCAATTCCTTCGCCAATTTTTTGCACGCCTCTAACAGCTTGACGTCCTACATCGCCTAAAACGTTTACGTCTCCTTTTTTGTTTTCAGCGTGAAGTCTTTTAGCTTTAGCTATGGTCTCTGGTTTTTTGTCAGGTATGTAAGAGGAGGTACCATCAGCAAAAGTAATGGTAGGCATTATTCTTCAGAATCAACGTATTCTAATTTAAAACTAGGATCACTTAATACGTTTACGTTTTTACCCATTAAAGCTAATATTCCCACAACACCAATTGGTATGCCATCACGAACAAGTCTAATTTTACCTTTATTTACTAAATCAATAACATTTACGCCTGGCATTT